AAAAATAGGTGATAAAAAATCCTCTGAAAAAATTTCGCATTAAGCATAAAAATCTCCATAAAAGGATGAACTATAATCGGATGAATAAATTGATTAAGACCAAAAATCCGTAGATGATGAGCAGGAAAGTTTTGAATTTAATGGAGAACAATCAAGAACAATATAACATTAAATAATTAATAATTGATTCTTTACAGTCGTCAGTAATTACAAGTAGCTATATGGATTGTTACTCGCGTCGCTTCGTTTTCTTGCGTACATTATTTATCACTTACGTTATGATAAATCAATCATCAATCCTTTATAGGTTTAAATCTTATCATTACTCGGAGGACGAATTTTTAAGTAAATTAAAACCAAGGTTATTAGAAATTTATGAAGATACAGAAACAGACCAAAAATCAACAGGATACATTGAAGACAAAAAGGAGTCTAGCACGCTATACAGCAAAGATTCGATGAAAGGGATTAAAAGCAAGTATAGACGTTACAGTGGCGCTAGCGCTCCTTGGATTGACCGCACATTATGGGATCAAATTATTTCAGTTGATACGAAAGATATACCAAGCAAAATTAGCTCAGCAAATGTATCTTTCACCAGAGGTACCGAGATTCTCGGGAATACGCGATCAAATTCAAGCAATTTCTCATCCGAGGTTAAGTCATCGGATTTACAATGCGTACTACGTTATTTATCTCCTTCAAGGAAGTTATCACCTTCTGAAATACGTAGCTTCGGATTTGCTGGTATTAATTCGGCAAAACAATTAGGTATCATACCTAAGAATTGTTCTGAGTTATTAAATAAAAGAGATCCAGACTCTTCTGTTTTATTAACTGCCAAAAGCACGAATTCAGGTTTTCCATTCTTTAAGCCTAAGAATGACAAAAAATGTATTCATGATACTAAGTTATGGTTGAAGAACTATTTGGACGCTCCGAATTATTATTCTATATATAAGAATGGTGTTTTTGAGAATCCAACTTCTCTCTTCCATAGAGTACAACCTAGTATGAATGATGATGGTTCTGCAAGCGCTAAGATTAGACAAGTTTGGTGTGTTCCTCAGAGAATTATCTCTTTAGAACATTACTTCTATTCGGAGATCATGTCTAATGTATTTTCATTAAATAGATCTGGAACATCTTCTATTTACACTTCTGGTCTTACAGACTTCGAAGTTAGTAAGAAAGTCGTAGCCAGGCTAAGGTCCCTACTTAGACAGAAAACTGGACATTCACTATATTCATTGGATTATAGTAAATATGATCAATCTATTCCTAACTTTGCTGTAGATTTGTTCTTTTCTATTGTTAAAGATTATCTTAATCTAAACAATAAGGAAGAAAAGGCTTTCGAATGTTTGAGATGTTATACCAGAAACACTCCTTTGTGTAATGGTAATGAATTGTATATTAAAAGGAAAGGTATTATGTCAGGTAGTCTGATTACTAATCTTTTTGATACTTGGTTCAATCTCACTCTTTGGATTCTTTCTAAGACAATAAGCGAGAAGTTTCCGGAATATTCTTCTGAATCTTTTGAACATATTGACTTTTTAAAGTTGATTCCTGAAGATGGAATTGATGGTAGGTATATTCCACAGAATAATATTGGGATCTGTGGTGATGACGTCATAATCTACACATCTA